GCCGGGGCGCACAAGTTTCATAGCGGCGGCGTGATTGGTAATGAAGTGCCAATTATCGCCAAACGTGGTGAGACGGTATTTACCCCCGGACAGATGCGTCTGCTTGGCGCTGGCCTCTCTGCGCGAGAGCCCGTGAAAGTCGAGGTCAATGTTCACAATAATGCCGCTGGTGTTCAAGCCAGAGCCGAGACGTCACCTCTACCGGGTGGTGGCAGCAGGCTTGATATTATTATTGAACAGATCGAAGGCCAAATGACCCGCAATGTCGCTCGAGGGGAAGGATTGGCCCCCACCTTGGAGCGGCGTTATGGACTTAATCCAGCAGCGGGGAGTTACCGATGATCGCATGGCCAGAAACATTACCGTTACCAACGGTCGAGGGATATGGCATCCAGCCCGGCGATGCCATCCTTCGCACAGAAATGGAAGCAGGTCCGGCAAGGCAACGCAGGCGGTTTACGCAAGTGCCCAGCCGCGTGTCAGTCCGTTGGATTATGCGGCGTGATCAGTTTGCCCTGTTTGAGGCATGGTATCGCTGGCAAGCCAAGGAAGGTGGCGCATGGTTTGAGATTGAATTGTTGGGCGGGCTTGGGCTGCTGACGCAAGAAGCTCGTTTTACAAGGCAGTTTCAGGCCCAGCTGCTTGGCGGCACGCTTTGGGAAATCCGCTCTGAGCTGGAAATCCGTGAACGGCCTGTATTAACAGGAGAGGCGCTAGATGTGTTGCTTCAAGAAGATGCAAATGGGCTGATTTCTAGCATTTATGCTTGGAATAACACTGTCCACAGTACCTTAGTGAAAAACCTATCTTAACTCAGGAGAAATCTAAATGTCGTTGCAAACAGAACTTGAAACTGCGGTCGCTCGTGTTACTTCAGACAGTAATATTTTTTACCAAATTGTCCATGGTTCTCCAACCCAAGAAGTAACAACGGATGGCGGGGTGGTAAAAACGGTAGCCAAATCCATCACTGACTTGGAATATCAATATCAGGCTTCTGATATTCTCAATCAATCAATCGCCGCAAGAGACGCTGCACAGAACGCCCAGATTGCTGCTGAGGCTGCTCGGGACATTGTCAATCCAGACAGTTTTGTAAGTAAAGCAGCAACCGCTGAGCAAATGCTATCGGGTCGATTACGCACGACGGGTAAAGCTGTTATTGCACAAGCAGATCACGATCCAGTAGTTGCTGTTCATGATCCCGATGCTCAAAGAGCTGCAGGAATTATGATGCTAGGCGATGGAAGGCTCGGACTGGTTAGCGTTGACGGTAATGGAAATTATCTCCAACTCTTGGGAGCGCTGGACTTTTTAGGCAACCTTGAAACAGTTGGAAACATCACTTCTGGAGGAAACTCGGTTTACGCCCAACATTATCGGTTCAAATCTCCGGGAGACGTGGATGGTTTTATTGAATCTAATGTCGATGGGCACATTAGTATTGGTACTAATGGCATTGAACGGGTACGAATTGATCCGAACGAAAATAGCGCGTTACAAATTTATCAGCAAGGGATTGGCTGGCGACAGGTGTTTTCATCGTTTGCATTTGCTGCCGCAGGTGGTGACGAGGCAGATCTTGGCGTAAATGATGCGCAGGTCAGGCTGCAGGTCGATTTCGTTGCGACCAGTCCGGTGCTGTTTTGCATGCTATCGGCCACGATTTCCCGAAGTTCTGGAACAGCAAACGATTTTGTTCTCACAGCTGAGCTCTTTGACCTTACCGTAAACACAACGGTTAGTACTCAGGTAAGCATAGTCAGTGACCCAGGAACAAGCACGCTCGCTGGTAATGCCCATATCACAAATAACCTAGCTCATGCCAGCTTGACCGTTGGGCATACCTATCGTGTCTATCTCAAGATGCATAAGACCATACTCAATGGTCCTTGGTATCCACGTTACATGAAGATTTACGGCCTGTGTGCCTAAAAGGAGCAAATCATGCATTGGATACAGCTAAACCCCGATAATACCGTTCAAGCCATCATTCAAAGCAACGTCAATCTCACAGAAGAATTGGGCTGGTTATCTATTTCAGCTTCTGAGTATTTGACTTTCACAGCCGCTCAGAATGATCGAAAGAGCATCAAAAAGTTTGCGAGTGGTTTTGTGATCTCTGACGCACCGCGACCCTCACCATTTCATACACTCAGCAAGTCTGGAACTTGGTCGTTGAGCAAAACGAAATTACCGTTATTTCTTGATAAGCTAAAAGCCGAAACGCGACAAAAAATACAGCAACTGTATTTAATCACTCAAGAGCAGATCAGCGGTGGCGTGTCAAAAGTAGAACGTGATACTTGGTTTGAAAAAGCGCATGCCAGCCAAGCCATTCTTGATAATACGGCCAATGAAACTCAGATCGCGATAATTCAATCTGAAGCCGATATTACGGGTGAGGCGATTCAAGAACTTGCTGAAAAGATCATCACGAAACATCAACGATTTATGAGTTTTACTGGGACACTCAGTGGGCTCAAACGCAAATACGAAGCCCAGATTAACCAATCGACCGATGCGGCATTCGTGGAGATGGCACTTGATGAGATGCGCCAACAATGTGAGCAATTGAGCCAGAAATTTGAACTCTCTAAATAATGGAAACTGAAGTATGCCCAATTCAGCATTAAATGTCGCAATTCGTGAAGCCTATGCCAGTGCTCCATCTGACATCGTGATTTTACACACGCTGGAGCTTCGCCATCCTGATTTCAGGGATGAGGAAGGTCAGCCCATTGCTGTGCGTTTGGTGCGGGATCATCAGGATTTATCAGCCAAGCTGGAGGATACTGCGCCTTTAAATCCAGACGAATATGTCACCTTTATTGCCATGGGATTTGATCTGGAGCTGCCACCTGTCGACACATCACCAGTGCCGGAAATCACGGTCACCATTGATAATGTCAGCCGTGAGCTGATCAAGCATCTGGATGCTGCCGTTGAAAGCGCAGAAAAAATTGAGATCACCTATCGCCCGTATTTAAGCAATGATCTGTCTGGGCCGCAGATGGACCCGCCAATCACGCTAATCTTGAGTGAAGTCGAAGCCGATGTCAGTCGCGTTGTTGGCCGCGCTCGTATGCTGGATATCGGCAATAAGAGCTTTCCGTCAGAAACCTACACCGCCACACGCTTTCCCGGCCTGACCCGCTAAACAAACCAAAGGACATATTATGAATGAATCAACCCAGCAGCCAGATGGGCTGCATTGGGCGTGTCGCTATATCGGCTTGCCATGGCGGGCTGGAACGAAAGGCCCGGATGTTTTTGATTGCTGGAGCCTCGTGGTTTGGGTGCAAAAGCATCATTTTGGCCGAAACCTGCCCGGTATTCCTGTCGCCGAGGGAAATTTAAAGCGGCTGGCTTTGACCTTTCGAGATCACCCGGAACGCAAACGCTGGCAGCTCACCGATACACCAGAGCAAGGTGATGCAGTGTTGATGCGCCAGTCACGCCATCCCATCCATGTGGGCATTTGGATAACCATAAGCCCCACCGAACAAGGGGTTCTTCACTGCGTGAAAGGCAATGGTGTGGTGTTTCAGAATATGGCCAGTCTCAAACTCGCAGGCTGGCAGATTGAAGGGTTTTATCGGTTCCAAGGGGATGCCCCATAAACCGGATTAACAAATAACGAGGTTCCCATGTTTGCTTGCGTCCACATGCTTCACAATCCATTTATGCCAGCACGCGGACGCGATATTTTTGCGGTCGATCATCCCATCACCATTCGTGAATGGCTCGATGAAGCGGGCATTACAGAATTTGAACGTCCTACCATTTGCCTATTCAATGGCGAAGCCGTGTTACGGGATCAATGGAATAAGATCACCATTGGTCTGTCTGATATCGTCACCTTTATCACGCTCCCCCAAGGCGGCGGTGGTGGGGGAGGTAAGATTTTACGATCAGTCCTGACCATTGCCGTGATGGTTGCTGCCCCTTATGCCGGAGCTGCGCTCGCCGGGGCGATTGGTGTCACAAGCACTGTAGGCATTGCACTGGTGACGGCTGGCGTGGCCTTTGCCGGAAGTGCGCTGTTGAATGTTTTGGTGCCGCCACCTGTTCCGTCTACCAGTTTGAATAGTGGCTTTGGTAATACACCTGCAGCCAGCCCGACTTATTCATTGCAGGCACAAGGCAATCAGGCGCGATTAAGTCAACCCATCCCAGTGGTTTACGGTCGGCACATTGTCTACCCCGACTTGGCCGCAACGCCATATTCGCTTTATCAGAATAACGAGCAGTATTTGCATCAGCTACACTGCATCGGTCAGGGTGAATATGATCTGGAACAAATCCGTATTGAGGATACGCCGATCAGTTCCTTTGAAGAAATTGACTATGAAATCGTCCAACCCGGCGACGCCGTCACACTATTTGATACGGATGTGGTCACTGCACCCGAGGTCGCTGGACAAGAATTACTCAGCACAGGTGATGGTGGTGATTGGGTTGGGCCTTTTGTGGCCAATCCTGCACAAACCAACTGCCACCAGATCAGCGTTGATATTGTTATGCCGCGTGGGGTCTATTACGCCAATGATAGCGGCGGCCTGAACAACCGAACCATCACATGGCAGTTTGAAGCGCGTCAGATCGATGATGACGGCACAGCAATTGGCGTATGGCAGACATTGGTGAGTGAAACCCTCACAGCAGCCACCAATACGCCACAACGCATGACGTTTGATTATGCGGTGGCGGTGGGGCGTTATGAAGTGCGGGCTTTGAGAACCGATGCCAAGGATACATCTGCCAGAGCCGGACATGAGCTTCGCTGGGGCGGCTTAAAGGCTGTCTTGGATCAAACACCCGATTTCGGGGATGTCACGCTCATCGCCATGAAAATGCGGGCCACGGATAATTTATCGCAACGCTCCTCACGGATGGTGAACTGTCTTGTCACACGCAAATTACCTTTTTGGGATGAAGCCACCGGATGGTCAGCACCACAAACCACTCGCTCCATTGCATGGGCTCTCGCTGATATTGCCCGCAGTCAATATGGCGGCAAGTTGGATGATAGCCGGATTGATCTGGCACAACTCAAAGCGCTGGATGCCAATTGGCAAGTTCGGGGCGATTATTTTGATGCTGTATTTGATCAAACGGTCACGGTTTGGGAGGCACTGAGCCGAACAGCACGTTGTGGCCGCGCCGTGAGCTTCATGCAAAGCGGCACTGTTCGCTTTGTTAGAGATGAGCAGCGCTCGATCCCTGTGGCCTTGTTTAGTCCCCGCAACATCGTGAAGAACAGCCTCAAAATCCAGTATCTGATGGCCAGTGATGATACAGCGGATAGCGTTACGGTGGAGTATTTCTCAAAAGAGACATGGCAAACGGCAGAAGAAACCGTCAGCCTGCCTGATAGCACCAGCGATCAACCCGCCCGGGTACGATTGTTTGGCTGCACTGAAAAAGCCCAAGCCATACGCGAAGGCAAATATATGGCAGCCGCTAATCGTTATCGCAGGCGCTTGGTGACCTTTCAAACAGAGTTGGAAGGCTTGATCCCTACTTATGGTGATCTGATCGCCATAGC